GAAGAATTATTGATCCGCTTCAAAGCTAAATAAAATTATCAAAATGAATTCTCATCTTGAAAATGTGTCAGTAGAGGAAGTCGAGAAACTCGACCCTTTTAATGATGACGTGTTTGGCTGGCCACAAGCTAGTGGATGGACAGGACACGCTATGCGAGTCGCCGACGTCAAACCAGAGTTGGCGGTGTCCATCTTAACGGAAGTTAGCGCCGAGTGGCCTGACGTATATGCCAGAGGAGGTCGATCAGCAGAGCTATGGAGCATGATTAAGAAGATTGTGAACAATCGTCTCATAACCTTAATCGTGTTTCTTTCGATCTTATCGGTTGTATGCGGAGATGTGGCAGACGTGAGTAACGCTCACGCAACCAAGATGCTAGTCCGACACAAACGTGAAGGATTAGGCCAATGGGAACAGGACGACACTATCCAGAATGTCGGAACTTGGGCTCGAGAAGCTGTTAAAGCTATCGTCCAGGAAGAGCAGAAGATAGTGGAAGCCGTTGAGAAGACCGTGGAGAAGGTCGAGGCCGAAGTTAAGGTCTTGATATTATCCAGTGGACGAATCATCGTGTGGTCTGTACTTGTCATCATATTGGCGATCGGGATCAGATTCACCTACCCCGCGATTTTAATCTTTTTGCGGGTCGTGTGGAAAATCATCTCGACCATCTTCGGAGTTGTCGCTAAGACAACCTTCTGTATGAAATGTTGTGCCTTGGCACCTTTCCTCGCTATCAGAAACTGGTATGTGGACAGGAAGTGGCGCCAGGTTGACGAAGCTGTACAAATCGAGGATGCAATTCCATTGCAACCATCAACAACGAGGAATACTTCAGAAGTGTTCTTTGATGAATTTGGACCACACGTCAAGGGAACATTTGGCGACAAGATTTACTTCAGTCGTCAACAGCTCGATGTGTCAACATACATGGCTTTAGGACAGAATCCTTCTTCCGAAAGATTCAAGGAAGAGAGAATCAAAGAAACCATGTTAGCAAGATCAGTACCGCACACCACTAAGTCCCTTCCGGACTTTCAGGCGTTTTTCACACTAGAAGGTAATGTCATTGGACATTGCTCTCGTATCCAATTTAAGGGACAAACGTGCTTGTTGACGGCGTATCATGTGCTGTCATACAACATCAAAGCAGACTTGTTCTTGAATGCGAACGGAAAATCAGTTCGGTTTTCGGATATCAGAGTAAGAATATTGGCTTATTCTAAGGAGGACAATCTCGATTACATTGTTCTAACCATACCAGATACTATCTGTGCAAAGCTAGGCTTGAAGAAGGCCAAGCTGGCACGAGGGTTGACGCATGGGTCACCAGTTTCCATACACCAGATCATAGGAGGTTCTAGTTGTTATACCGTGGGAATCGCTCAGAAGAGCGACAAACCGTGGACAATCAGCTATGGAGCCTCCACAATAGAGGGTTCTTCAGGAGCGCCTATCCTGAATGTAAGGAAGGAGGTAGTAGGAGTTCATGTCGAAGGAGGTAAAACCGCTAATATCGGAACCATCCCTGAGTTGTTGAGGAATTCAAAAGAATCCCCTCAGAACGGAGACATCAACGCTGAAGACCCAAGGTCTGCGTTAGAACAGGAAGAAGACTATTCAGACAACGAGAGCCTCACTGAGAGTGAATTCGATCGACAAGCTAAAGAGTACGAGGAGTATAGGCAGTATATGCTAGGTACGACCGGAAGAGAGTATGATCGAGAGAAATCGCGTACTTGGGCCGAGGAGATGGAAGACATCGAAAGTGATTACAGAGGGAGACCAATCAGTGATTTTCATTGGGAGGTATACTTCTATGCCACTCCTAGCGGAGAGACAGGTAAACACATAGGTCAGAGGATCAAACGCGGAAAGATTCGCAAAGAAAGTCCTTGGACCTGTTCTCGATGTTTGACCTTGCATATGAAAGCAGGTTATAACTGTGTCAAATGCGGCCACGGCCTTAGACCCGCTGTGAAGGAGGCTTTCGATGAGAAAGCCAAAGTTGTCAAGGAATGTGTAACACCAGTAATTGCGGATAAAATAATCCAACATCTAGATGAGTTGTCTAGGAAATATCAACGATTGGAAGGCATAATAATAGCTATCCAAGATAATACAGGACATTCTCTCTGTTATGAAAAAGAACCACAAAAGTTCCTCGACGGGATGCCTAAAGGCGTATCAATGGAGTCGAGATTAGCACATCAAATGCAAACATCTCCTCCTGCTAGCGCAATCATGGGCCATAATACAATAGCGATCAAGACGTCTCCTACCACTGGAGATGTCGTGGCTAAAGTATATGGTGATTGCGACTGGGATGTAAAACCCCCGGTCGTAGCCAGTGCCCCGTTGGAGATCGACATTGTGAAGAAGAAGAAAAGAGTGCGCCGTCCGAAGAAAGAGACGGCAACTCAGCCAATCCAAGCAAATGAAACACCTGCGGTTCATTTAAACTCGAAATCCCCACCGAAAGGTGGGGCAACTACTACAAGTGGGTCGACGAAGAAACCTTCGCAGCCCAAAGTAAAGTTGTCGGCAGATCCAAATGCTGTTTCCACTCAGCCAAACGTGCCCCAGAAAGCGATTTCTGGCAAGAAGCCGTTGGCTTGAAGGAGAGTTTGAAAGAATACGCCTGGCCACCTCGCGGAGCGGACGCTGAGAAGGTCAGTTTCAAGTTGCAGAGCGACAAATTCCGCAAAGGCATCGAACCCACCGAGCAGGAGCGCGAACATTTCATCGATGTAACCAACAACGATTACATTAAGTTCGACCTCCCCTCATGGCTTCTTACTTATGATAGGGAAACGTGGTTCAAAGCGATTGAGGAGATTAAAACCTCCATCAAGTTAGACTCTTCTCCAGGAGTTCCCCTAGCTCTCATAGGCGCCACCAACGGCGACGTGATAGAGGAAATGGGTGAGCATCTGAATGAGGTAGTTTTAGACCGTATTGAAGCACTATTGAGTACCTCCTTAAGTGAGTTGGAGCGAATGTGTGCCAAAGAGCGTGTTGATAGAAACTTGGTAGATCCAGTAAGATGTTTTGTAAAATCTGAGCCCCACAAGATTCGTAAGATTCAAGAGGGTCGAGTCAGACTCATTGCTTCAGTGTCTCTTATCGATAAGATAATAGAGATGATGTTGCATAGCACATTACACAAGCTGGAAATTGCCAATTGGCGGAGAATACCAAGCAAACCAGGAATTGGCTTTGCCGAAGACCAGAACAAATCCACATTTGACTACGTCAACAGACTCCATAAGGAAACACCTATGGCGTTCGCAGATGTATCAGGTTGGGACTGGAGTGTGAAGGAATGGATGATCAAGGACTGTGCGGAAGCAGAGACCCGTCTTTGTACTAACCCCAGTGCCGTTTGGACGCATTTGGTTCGAGCAGAAGCAATCAAAGAGTGTGAAACTATTTACCAGTTTTCTGACGGGTTAATGGTTCAAAACACCTACAAAGGAGTAGTTAATTCAGGCAAGTACAAAACATCGAGGGGCAACTCTTGGATGCGCGTGTACCTGGGTCATATAGCAGGAGCCACCCACGTGGCTGCTGCCGGTGATGACTCGGTTGAAACATACAATGGAAAAGCCGTGGATAGATATACTGAGCTTGGATTCAACATCAAGGACTATCAAAGGATGGAGAAAGGATTTGAGTTTTGCAGTAGGTGGTACGAGGAAACACATAGTTATCCCCTAAATCTGGGGAAGACATTGATGAACCTCTTGCATTCTAACTGTGCTACAGAGGAGCTGTTTCACATGGCTCTACTTCAGTTCACCGACTACGCTTATGCTCATCCGGAATATCCAGCATACATGAAACTCTTAGAAGAGACTCACTTCTTAGAGTGGTTGGGCAGGTGGAGGCCCAAAGATCTTCAAGATGCCTAAACAACAAAAGAAAGTAGTGACTGTTACAAGCAAGCCGAAAGGCAAGCCTAAACAGACAACGACGACAGTCACTGTTTCAAAGAGTCCACCAAAGTCGTCGTCTAAAAAGAGACGAAACCGAAAACGCAATGCGAAGTTTGGTTCGTCGAGTCCCCGGACTTCTCAGTCGGTAGAGCTTGCTCTGTCGAGAGGTATGAGGGACATGATCGCAAATTCATATATGTCATGTAGACTCGGAGCTATGACTGATGGAAAAGGTTTCAGCATCCCTGATGGAAGATCAGGCGTGCATGTTAACGCTTGCTTCTGGAATAAGTGCACACTTTCTTTCGGAGCGGCCAACATCACGGCGAAAGCTTTCCTAATGCCATGGCTGCCATCTCCACTTCACTTTTCATCGGGCGGTACATCCGCTCAAGTTAAGGTGAATGGACAAGGCGTCGGTACGGGCGAGTTCCTAACGGGCTGGTGTGCAGCGAACAACCTGTGGCAAGCAGGAGACTGCCATGCCCCTGGTACGTACACTCTCAACCCGTTTGCTGCATCTAAGATACGATTTTCTTCCATTGGAATGAGAATAAGATATACCGGTCCTGCTTTGACAGCATCAGGTATGATAAGTGTCTTCAAGATGCCTCTCGCTTTGGAAGACCCCGTAACTACTACCGTATCGTCAACCAATACAACCACACCAAGTGCGGGTGTCTGTGCCACTGCTTACAGTATCAGCGGAACGCTTAACGGCTTTCGTAGTGCTGGAGTTCCGGCTTACAGGCCATCAAACGTCAGCTTTATGCAGACTGTACCCACTTGCGGAGTGCAAATGTTTCGACCCGAACAGGGCGTGGTAGTTAGACTAGGTCACTCAGGTGACTTTAACTATGTACCATACTTCGATACATATGGCACGGTCGTAGCTGATTACAACGTAAATGATAAATCCAGTCTCAACGTCATGGATGGAATCTATACGCAGGACTTGGCCACGGCTTATGGTGGACGGAATACTGGCGGTCTATCGGCGTTCGACAACAGTTGGACACCAGTCTGTGTACAGTTTGAAGGCTGTAGCATAGACTCCACCTTTATCATAGAGACATGCATCTGTGCTGAAGTCCAACCGAAAGGTGACTCAGCAATGGCAGCGGTTGCTATGAATCAGAGCCCTAAGAACCTAGTTGAAATTGAACGAGTTGAAAACTTGATCAATGCCCAAGGACCAGCGGTGGCTCTGAATTGAAGAGGTGGGGAGCACTGGTACAACAACAAGAAGCTTTGGTACGGAGTCGGAGTTGGAGCAACGGTCATTGGAATGACGGCGCTCACTCTGGCAGACATACTAATCCCAGAAGTTGGAGTTCCATTCTCCGTGTTGTATGGTTTCGCCCTTTGAGAAGGAAAACTCAAATAAGAAAACCCCGGTAGCGCCATTGAG